ACATTTTTTCCATTATCATCCGTAATCCAACGAATAACTGTTCTTTGTAATTCGTCAGGTTGAAATCCTTTTTCATTCTCATCGTCGATTTCCAATATAAAATCATATATAGAACATCCAAGCCGACATAAATCAAAACTATAATTGGGATCTAGACGTGGCTTTTTATCGTTAAAATAAGGTTCAAAATTATATTGCGTATGTGCATCTCCTTCAGGCGCAAAACTATCGCTACAAAACGTTTTTCCTTGAAATTTATAAATCGCTCGACCATAGTCAATGATTTTGAATATTTTACCATACGTTGGGACTTTATAGTAAACATTTGCGTATTTATATATAATAAATTCTTGATCAGTTTCAATATACATAATATTATTTGTATGGAGATCATTGTGGGTGAAATGATATACTTTTTGATATATAAGAAGAGTCATAATTACTTGAAATAATGCGCTTGCTGCAGAATCTAAATCCAATTCTTTTTTTACAAACAGTTCGTCTAGTGTGCCTGTACATTTTTCAAGACATATCATTTGAACTGGAAAATCATATATAAATACATTAACTTGTTGCTCTTCATCGTCTTGATCCTCATCCTCCTCATCATCATCATCATCCTCATCCTCATCCTCATCCTCATCCTCATCCTCATCCTCATCTTCATCCTCATCCTCATCCTCATCCTCATCCTCATCTTCATCTTCATCCTCATCCTCATCTTCATCCGAATAGTTTATTTCACTATTATTTGAACTATTTATTGAAGACGTGTCTGATTCAGTCTTCTCATATATACAGTCTGTTTTTGTTATATTTTCTTCTTGATGTACTAATTCGTCGGATTCTATATCTAACACTTCCAATTCTTCTAAAGAAATATTGGAAACATCTGAACTATTATGAATCAATAGTTTATTTTTATTATTTCGAGAACCAAAGTTTGCAAATGGATTTTCCGTTTCTTCTATTTCATATATTTTACCTTTATTATTCATAAAATATTCAGATTGAACCAAATAATCAATATCATCCTCTGCATTAAATTTATACTTTTCTTGTACACCTAAAAAAGAACCATAATAATCGATTGCGTTCTTACAATTATGATGATGTAGTAGTTGACTAGATAAATAACAGAAAAAATTATCTACATAGGAAGCATTATTCGAATTGCCCAATTTATCGTTACTGTTATTATTGTATGTAGGAAGAATTTTTAGGGTATCCTTTTTCTCTTTGTATTTTCCAATTAAAAATCGGATTGGATCCAATAATGGTGCAAATTTCACAAATATATTGCGTTTTAATTGAGAACCTCCTTGATATTCAATTACATGTTGTAAATCATGTATATGATATTTATGGTTTAGCGATATTGAGTCATAATTTGATTCATTCATTTCGAAAAATATCTCATAAATCGGATTATAACATTGAATATTTGACAAATGAAATGGATGATAGTTATGTTTTTCTTCTATAGTCTTTGGTATAGATTCTTTATACATTTGTTCTAAATCTTCGAGAACCACCTTTTTTATTTTATGATAATTTATCTGAAATTTAGACATTTTATATACTTCAAAAGAATATTATATTCAAGTGTTTTAACGAAATATCTATGTGTGCGTCTAAAATAGTTATTAAAATACGCTGAATTATATATAAATGACATTGGAATTGAAGAAATTCGATATGAGAACCATTACATTTAAACCGGATGAAAATAAAGGGCCAGTAATTGTCATGATTGGTCGCCGTGATACTGGTAAGTCGTATTTGGTTCGAGATTTATTATATCACCATCAAGATATTCCTATTGGAACGGTTATTTCAGGAACAGAAGCGGGAAACGGTTTTTATGCCTCTCATGTGCCTAAATTGTTTATTCACGAAGAATATAATTCAGTGTTGATAGAAAATATTTTAAGAAGGCAAAAAGTGGTTCTCAAACAAGTGAATAAAGAATTGGAACAATATAAGAGAACCACAATTGATCCTCGCGCGTTTGTTATACTAGATGATTGTTTATATGACCAATCGTGGACTCGTGATAAGTTAATGCGTCTATTATTTATGAATGGTAAAATGTCTGCCATAGTTATTTCAAAAGAATAGCTAGTTTGTATCTATAAGATATAAGCAACACGTCCAAATTGCGGTAAACTCTTGTTAAGTTCATATTACTAAACAATATTAGAAATAATATTGTGGCTAATGCTAACCACATTAGGTATAGTAAAAAGATATGAAATAAAGACAATCCGCAGCGAATCTCCTACGTGCGATA